AAGACTATGAGGTGCTCGGGACCGAGATCCTCGACGAGGACGACATCCTATGGTGAAACGAATCCGCCGCCCCAAAGGCAGGTTCCTGGAGAACGGACCCCACACCGTCAAGGTCACCACAGTCCGAGTCGAGGACGGCCGAACCGGACGCAGGTACATCAAGGACAAGGAATACGTCCTCGACCGCGTCCTCGTCCAGCCCGCAGCCGGCAACGCCCTCAAAGCAGCCGAGACCCGAACCGGCCTGAAAGCCCTCGACGACGAGAGCACCGTCAATGTCATCGGCTGCCCCCCGGAGCGGTGGCCCGGATCCGACCACTCCTACATCACCATCATGGTCGGCCCCCCGGGCATGGAGGGATGGGAGTTCCAGCAGGCGGGATCCGCCAACAAGTTCGGCGCATCCCCCATGACCGCCCACTTCAAAGTCCGCTGCGACCGCCTCTACTCGGAGGCCAAGTAATGGCGAAACTCGTTCACCGGGACGGGGCTGACATCAAACAGATCCGAGTCGGCCGAGAACAGCGCGAGACCATCGCTGAAGTCGCCTCCCGGAAACCCCAGTTCCGGGCGTACGCCACCAAGATCTTCGCCGAGATCAAAGCCGAAGCCGCCAAGCACATCGACTCCGGCCTCCTCGAAAGCTCCATCCACCTCCACCAGGAGAAGGTGGACTACCACATCGAAACCACCGGCGTCAACTACTCGTGGCACACGGAGTTCGGTCACTTCGTCGGACCCCGAGGATCGTCCGGCCGCAAATGGGTCAAGGGCATCGGAGTGTTCCGCAAGGTCGTTGCAAGGCACGGGGGGTACTGATGGAGTACTCGATCGTACGCCCCGCCTCCTTCGTCATCGCCCTCACCCGAGACGTCATCAAGAAGTACGCCAAAGGCCGCGCGGCGAACCTCACCGTTGACCTGCGCGGCGACGTTGACGACTACCAACGGTACCCGTTCGTCTCCGTCCAACCAATCGGAACGGAACTCGTTGACGGCCCGACGCCCGCCGCCACGAGAATCCGCGTCCGGTGGGTCTTCGAAGACATCCAAGCGGACGACTGCGAAGACGCCGCCGTCGAGTTCATGCAGGGTCTTCTAGACTTTAGGAGAGCCGGAGAACGAACAACGGAAGGCGGACTAGCAGCCCTGGACATCACCCAGCCGCCAGTCCTCATCTACGACGCTCAGACCACGGCAGACATCAATGAGTTCAATATGATCGCTGAGATCATCGCAGTTCGAAGGAGCACAGATGGCTAACACCGCTGGCGTCGCACTGGAGATCGCCGGTACCGGGCACGTCTACTACGCCAACCCGGACACCAATCCCCCGGACCTCGGGGACTACACGTTCGGCGACGGCACGACCCTGGAGGCCCAGGGCTGGACGTGGCTCGGCGACACGTCCAAGAAGAACATGATCGAGAACGACACCGACGGCGGCGACACGACCACCAAGGACACGTGGGACCGCCGGGCCGTCAAGTCCACTCGTGAGGCCATCAAGAATACTCTCACGATCAACTCGGTCAACCTGTCCGAGGACACGTTCAAGGTCGCGTTCCCTGGCTCCACCTACGACCAGGCCGCCAAGGCGTGGGACATCGAGCTGGACGGCACTCAGGAGAAGTCCTTCCTGATCGTCGTCGAGTCCGACGGCGCGGTCTCCGCTCACCTCTACCGCCGCTGCTCCGTCGGTGGCACGCTCCCCGCCTTCTCCGACGAGGAGTTCACCGAGGTCAAGCTCTCCGCCACCCTCCTGACGCCCCTGTCTGGGAAGAAGAAGTACACGTTCTTCGAGCCCCGCAAGCCCACCGGCAAGTCCGCGGGCATCCCGACGATCACGACGGTCACCCCGAACACCGGTAAGGCCGGCACCCTGATCACCATCGAGGGCACCAACTTCCTTGGCACCCACACGGTCTCCGTCGGTTGGAAACCCGCCCAGTTCACGGTCGTCTCCGCCACGAAGATCACGGCGACGGTCCCGCCCAACGCCGGCAACCAGGGTGTCGCGGTCATCAACGGCAAGGGCTCCTCCACCATGAAGGAGTTCACTGTCACCCAGTGACAGCCGCCTAGTCTCCCTCCCCCCTTGGGCATACGAGTGGGGTGACCACGGGGGGAGGGAACCCACCCACTCGAACTACCCCACGGACAGGTACACATGGATACCAAGAAGGCCGACGCCGCCGTCGAGGAGAAGCCCGAGGCACGGAAGTTCTCCGAGATCGAGGGCCACGAGTTCCTCCGCGACCCCGCGACACTCCTGCCCTCGGAGGTCATGGAGATCACGGTCGCCGCTTCCTCGTTCCTCAGCGATGACGACGGGGAGCAGAAGAGCCTCGGCGCGCTCTCCGCGGAGAACCTCTCGGGCCTCGCCGGTCTCCTGCGTCTCCTCGAGGAGAAGTACGTCACCGACCTCGACGGGTGGCGCACCCTCGCCCAGGCCCGTGGCGTCATGCACACGGTCGAGCTCGGGACGGCCTACCTGGGGGAATTCTTCGCCGCCGACGACTGAGGGAATACCTCGATGACAACCCGGATGCGGAGGCGGACCTCTACGCGCTCTACGGATTCACGTGGGGGAGCGGCCTCCGCACCGAGGTCATCGAATCCCTTGTCCGGCGGCTTCCATGGGAGCCCCGGTCACTGACCAGGGCCAAAGCACTCGGAGACGAGAAATGGTTCGGCTACTCCATCACCGAACTCCACCTTGCCGCTCTCATCGACAAGGTCACGCTCCTCACCAAGGCGGCCAGTCAGAGGCGCGCCACCCTCAAGAACGAGGAGATGTTCCCGCGCCCGGCCGAAAGCGGAACCAAACGTATAATCCGAGCAGATGATGCAAAGGGAATGGCCGCCTACGCGGCTATGATCGGCTGAGGAAGGGGCGAACGTGGCGGGAGGCGTCCTCGGGAAGCTCGGCGTCAAGGTCATTCCCGACCTTGATGGGTTCAAGCAGGAACTGGAGAGGAAGCTCCGCCGTGTCGCCGCGGAGACCAAGGATATCGCGGTCGAGTTCCGGGCCGAGGTTGAGGTGGATAAGAGTTCCCTCGCCGCGGCCCGGGAGCGCGTTGAGCGGATGCGGCCGACGATCCACGCCCACGTGGATGTTGACCAGGGGTCTCTGCACAGGGCCCAGGCCGCCCTTAACGACCGGTCGGTCACTATCCGTGGGAACGTCCGTATCGACGACCACGCTATCGCCGACATCGGCCGCAAGCTCAACGAGATGCGCGCCCACATCAAGGCGTCCATCGACATCGACGAGGCCTCCAGGCAGAAGGCCCTCCAGGAGATCGCCCGCCTGGAGCGGGACATCGACCTCAAGCCGAACATCTCCGCCCACGACCTGGCCGAGATCCGCAACCGGATCAACAACCTGAAGACCGACCTGCGGATCGGCGCCACGCTCCGCGCCGGTGACGAGGCCAGGATCCGTGAGCGCATCGCCGACATCGGCCGGGACATCAAGCTCCACCCGGAGATGGACGCCGGTAGGGTGCGGGCCCTCAAGGCTCAGCTCCAGCACGCCATGGACGATATTGAGGCTCACGCCCACCTTAGTGAGGCGTCCAAGCGGCGGCTCAAGCACGAGATCAAGAAGCTCGACGCGGACGTCACCGTCAACGTGGATCTCGACAAGGGCAAGGCAACGGCGGGGATGGCGGTCCTGACCAGGGACAGGATCGTCAACCTCAAGCCGGTTGTCGATAGTCGCGCCGCTGCTGTGGCGCTCAGCACGCTGGGGGCGTTGTCCGGTGGGCGGGCCCTGTCGAACTACACCAGGGACCTCAAGAACCTCATCGCCCACCTCGACGAGACGTCCCTGAAAGCCGGGATCGTCGCATCCGGGCTCCTCACCATAGGGTCCGCAGCCGGTAGCGCGGTCGGACATGTCACCGCAGTCGCCACCGCCCTGGTCCGCATGGCGCCGGCCCTGTACGCCGTCCCCGGGGCTGCGATCGCCGCCGCCACCGGTGTCGCCACCCTCGTCATGTCCTTGAAGGACTTCCAGGACCGTCTGCCCGACGTCGTCGATGGGTTCAAGGACCTCCAGAAGTCTGTCTCCAACGCCTTCTGGGAGCGGGCCGAGGCGCCCATGCGGGAGATGGCGAACAACCTCCTCCCCGTCCTCCAGGACGGCCTGGCCGGTGTGGCCCGAGCCCAGGGCGGGTGGGTCGAGGCCATCGCCGCGACCGTCAATAAGCAGTCCGTCCTCGACGCCATCGCCAAGTCGATCGAGAACACCCGCCTCGCCACCGAGGTCGCCTCGACGGGGATCGGCAGAATGGCCGAGGGTATCATCCACCTCGGGTCCGTCGGATCCCAGTATCTTCCCAGGCTCGCCGAGTGGTTCAACAAGATCGCGGACAAATTCGCGAACTGGGCCGAGGCCGGGGCGAGCAACGGCAGCATCGAGTCGGCCATCGAGCGGGCCATCGACGCGGCCAAGAAGCTCTGGGACATCATCATGTCCCTCGTCGGCATCATGAAGTCGTTCGCGAAGGCGGCGGAGGATGCCGGGTTCACCCTCGACTACGCGGTTGAGCGGACCAGGGCCATCGAGAACGCGCTCAAGTCTCTGGAGGGCAGGCAGATTCTCACTGACCTGTTCTCCGGCGCCTTACAGGGTATGGAGAACTTCCGTGCCCAGTTGGAGGGGCTCGGGCCTCTCATGGTCCGGATCTCGAACACAATCCGTCAGGCCATGGAGATCGCTGGTGAGGTCATCGGCAGGGTTGCCGCCACCCTGGCCGTCGCCTTCAGCACGGAGGGTGCCACCAAGGGTGTCATCGACTTCTTTAATGGCATCCTCAGCGCGGTCAAGTCCCTCCAGGCGGTGGCCCCCCAGATGGGGGAGATCTTCGGGGCGATCACGTCCTTCGCCGGGACGCTGGCTCACATCGTCGGTGAGGTCCTCGCCACGGCGATTCGCGAGCTCGGCCCGTCGCTCGTGAAACTCCTCGACGCCCTCAAGCCGGTCGTCGAGATCATCGGCACAGCCCTGGTCCAAGCCATTCAGACCGTCTCCCCGTGGCTCACCAAGATCATCGATTGGATCGCGGCCATGGATCCGGCGGTTCTTGCGGCGGTTGTCGTCGGTATCGGCGGTGTCGCCGCAGCCTTCAAGGGTATGAGCATCGTCTCTGAGATCGTCACGGCTCTTGAGGGGATCGCCGCTGTTCTTGGTGGGTCGGCCGGATGGGTCGCTGTTGCTGTCGTCGCCATCGCCGCCCTCGCGGCCGGGTTCCTTTACCTGTGGAACACCAGCGAAGGATTCCGGAACACCATGGTCGGGATCGGCGAGTGGATCGCCAGCCAGTTCCAGGTGCTCCTCGACTGGTGGAACGGCGAGTTCCTCCCCGCCTGGAACTACCTGTGGACGAACGTCCAGATGTACTGGGAGCAGGTTGGCAAGCCGGTCTTCGACAGGATCATGCAGTTCTGGGACGGGTTCGCGGCGTACTGGAACGGAATCTGGTCCGGCCTCAGTGATGCGTGGAATGCCTTCTGGGGCATCATGGGGAACATCCTGTCCTTCGGGCTGACGAACCTGGGGTCGGTCTTCAAGATCCTCACCGGTCTCATGACTGGCGACTGGGGTATGGCCTGGCAGGGCGTCAAGGAGCTCTTCTCGAACATCTGGGAGGAGATCACCCAGAACGCCCAGTTGGCGTGGGACGGCTTCTGTGGCCTGGCCCAGACGTTCCGCAGTACCGCGGCGGGTATTTTCAACGGGTTCATCCGTCTTCTTCCGGAGCCGGTTCAGCGCGGCCTCGCGGACATGGGCCGCCATTTCCTCGACGCCCACGTCCGCCTCCTTGAAATCGCCACCCAGATCGTCGATGGTGTGGGGCGCACCTTCAGTATGATGGGGCCCGCCCTCGCCCAGACGGGGCGCCTCATTGTGGATACTGTGGTCAGCATCTTCCACGGTGCAGTGAGCCTCATCTCGAGTGCCTGGCAGACGATCAAGGACGCTGTCGTAAGTGTCTGGCAGTCACTCCCTGAGCCTCTCCGGAACTTCGCGTCTGAGGCGTGTCGAGCCATCGCGAACGCTTTCCACGGGGCCGTGGGCTGGGTCGCCGATGCTGCCCGCCGGGTCTTCGACGCGGCAGTGAACGTCTTCCGGAACGTCGGAAACATCCTCTACCAGGCCGGCGTGAACCTCATCCAGGGTTTCATCAACGGCATCAAGTCCATGTACGACAACGTGAAGTCGTGGCTGGGGTCCCTCACGAATATGCTCCCGAGCTGGAAAGGACCCGCCCCGAAGGACCGCCGCATCCTCTACGGGGCCGGTGTCCTCGTCATCCAGGGTTTCATCAACGGCATGGAGTCCTCGTATGGTGATGTGCGCAAGAGTCTGAGCGAGTTGACTACTGACATGAATGTGGCGCCGGACTTCTCGAAGCTGCGTCGAACGATGCGCGCCGAGGCCGCTTCCCTGAATGACGCGTGGCTCAGTAGCCCCGAGTTCGACGCACCCGAGTGGAAGCAGGTGAACATCGTCAACCACTATCCTGTGGCCAAGGAGGAGTCCGAGGAGCGCGACGAGGTAGCCGAGGGGATCCGGCTGGCCGGCGCCATCTGAGAATGAGGGGGAAGCGTGGCATCCGAGTACACGCTCAACGGCGTTGATCTTGAGGACGCCAAGGGCCGCTGGTTCGTCATGAAGGGGACGCACATCCCCGGTGTCGCCGCACCCAGGAACGCGTCCGTGGAGGTGCCCCTGAGGAACGGCGTCCTGCCTGCTTCTACAGCCTCCTGGGGGACTTTCAAGGTGACGGTCTCACTCATGGTCACGGACGCCCGGGACGGGGTCCTAGGGGCTGGTAGGGCGGCCCTGGAGGACAACTGGCAGGCCCTCATGACGATCCTCCACTCGCCAACGCTCATGACCCTCGGCTACAAGCCAGAGGGTACGACCGAGCGCACCACCAAGGTCAGGCTCTCCGGCATCAGCGACCCCTCCTTCCACTACGGGGGCCTCATCTACGAGACCGCCGTCATCTTCGAGTCCCTCTCCGGGATCTGGAAGGACACCGCCGTCAAGACGATGGACTCCAACCTGCTCACCCCGATCGACGGGGGAAGCAGACCCATCACCGACGCCGTCCTTCTCGCGACCGCCTACACGGGCACCGTCCTGAAGGTCACCGACGCCGTGTCCGGGTCGTGGATCTCCTGGTCCGGCACTGTCCCGGAGAACAAGAACGTCCGCATCGACTGCGCCGCCGTGACGGCCAGGTTCGTCGCCCCCGGCGGGTGGGACGAGCCCGGTGACGACGCCTCCAAGGGGCTCGACCTCTCTCCCCGGGGCTTCGCCATCTGGCCCGACCCGGCCGGCGCGTACGCCGTCAAACGGTCCGGAGGCTACGTCGGGCTGAGGGCGTCGAGGAGCTTCTGACATGCCTGAGCT